GGCGTGGTGTCAAACTCTCCCACTTGCCCAGCGGACAGCGCTCGGTCGCCATGCGGAGTTTTGCCCAGGTCGAGCATTTGCAAATCCGGCAGCGGCCGGTGTTGTTCAGAGCCTTAGCGTCCCACTCAGGGCAGGCGCGGCAAGCAGCTTCGCGCTCGGCGAGGATGTCAGGCGGGGTGGCGGCGAAGCCGGAGGCGGTCCAGCTTGCGAGCGACTTGCCGAGGCTGGCCGCTCGCTTGGCGAGCATCGGTGTTTTGCCCGCGTGCTCGGGCGTGTTCTCGCCGCGCTCGATGCAGAGGCGGCATGTGCCTGCGCTGGGCATACCGCCATACATTCCTAAAAGGCAAACTGGGTGTGAAGAACTACGGAATTCGCAATTCATTCTGGGTTTGGCGAATAAGTTGCAGTTAGTGTTGAAGAAGAGTTGTTATTGTATCCAACCTCCCCCATCCAACCTGGACACCATGTTCCAAACGCTACAAGATTGTTCCCATCTACGGTTATAGTGACCGACGCAGGGTAGCCACATGGCGAAGTTTCAGCGGAGGAGTCAGCTACATGAGCGGTTCCATAAAGGTTTACAAAATAAGCGTCATTTACAGGGTCTCGGCCTAGCCAATAGATTATGCTACATGAAATTCCATAATCAAACTGGTTTGTAATTTCCCCATCGTAAGTATAAGTAACATTGGCCGTGCCTTCAATAGAGACATACCCCGCACACCCCTCCGTAGCCCCGCTTCCAGATGCACTTCCGTTCCCATACGAAGTTCGCTGATCAACCGCTTCGTATTGGCTCCAAGTAGAAATTAAAGTCCATGTTCCGCCTCTTAAATAAGCATAGTATTCCTCTTTGGTTATTTGAAAAACATTTTGACCAGAAATTGGGCCGCTGAGGCCATCGCAAGGATTGCAACACGCGCACCCGACAGCGCGGAGGCCGCCGTCGGTCTTGATCTTGATCGCGCCGGATGTGGAGCGCCCGAGGGTCATATCAGCACTCCTCCGTTGCCACCCATGCAAGCGCGCCATCCACCGCGCCGAGGACATAGGTGCCGCTTCCCGGCACGGCGGGTATTTTGAGCTTTCGCGCCGGGTGACCGCCTGTGCCGGTTGTGGTCTCAATAAGCGAGGCGTCTGCATCGAGGGCTGCATACGTAAAATTGCGCATGAGGTCGCCCGCCGAAATTTGCACCGGGTAGCCACCGCCAGAAGCGCTTTTGGCCCCGCGCGCCTTGGATTCAAAATCGACGGGAAGACTCATACGCTGCCGTTGTATTTGTAAACAATCACAACCTCGTCGAAGTAACCGAAATTCCGCCGGTCAATGGATTCGAGTGCCGACGTCCAAGTTGCTGAGATCTCATTTAATCCCGGGATGCTAAAGTAACCAGGGATGTTCATGCCTGGTCGCGTTCCGGTAATTTTCCGCTCTTTTAAAGCCTTTCCGAGCGTCGGAGGCGTGATGGAAATGGTGGAATTCGACGCGCTCGCCAGCATAGTGCGGGTCACCGTGTAAGTGTCCGCAAGCCACACTTCGTTTATTGTCCAAGCAAAATTCACAGCGACTGGATTGGGAGTTTCGGCCGTGGCCTGCGGAGTAAACGTGTGAGTGTAGCTTGCGCTCAGGCTCAAGAGTTGCACGCCTAAGACAGCGGAGCCTGCGTAATTTGAGCGGCCGTAGCTTGTCACTATAAACTCGGTAAAACCGTCCTCGCGGTGCCTCTCTTGGGCTTCTGGAAAGATTTTCAGCCCGTCAATCGAGGGCGATGAATCAAGCCCTGGCACGTCAGTGCCTACAGCCAGAAAAGCTCTACTGGTGAGTAGGGCTGATGACTCTGTAAGAAACGATTGCTCTACGCGGACCAGTCCGCTTGGAAACGAGGAAACGGATTTGCCCGGTTGAGCTATGAGAGTGGAGGGCGTTACGGAATTTAAAATTTTGTAACTCATACGGTGAGGGCAGCAACAGGCAGACGCGGTTCGATTTTTTCGACGGCGATTTTGATCTGCTCCACGAAGCCTTTGATCGTTTCAAGGATGCCGCTCGTGCCGCTCTTGGCGGCGATGTCGAGTTCGATGCCTTCCTTGAGTTGCTGGCGGATGTTTTCGATGGAGTTTTCTGCGTCGAGTTCGACGGCGACGCCTCCGCCGAGGCCGGCGACTTGCTCCTCGGCTTTGGTGATGTCGGCGTTGACTTCGACGGTCTTTGGGTTCGCCAGAGTGGCCACTTGCTGCTCGGCGGTGGTGGTGTTGGCCTCGAGCGGCAGGATCGTTTTCTTGCCGGTGATGGTGTCTTGGATGCCTTGCCAGGTGCGATTGAATCCATCCGAGTCGATTGGGTTGACGGCGAGCTTGTCTTTCGACTCTCCGACAAAATCGATGATGGCTTTGAGCTGTTCCTTGCCGGTCAGCGAGAGATCGCGGACGCCGAGTTTTTCGGCGATGTCGGCAAAAGACATATTTTGCAAATCGACATTCATGTATTGGCCGAATGCCTCGATCTCGGCGCGCGCGGCCTTGGCGTCGAGCTTAGCTTCTTCGACGGCCTTGGATTTTTCGATCTTGCCCATCGCCTCAAGGAAAGACTTGGAGCCTCCGAGCGCGTTTTCCATGGCCTGCGCATCTTCCTTAGCGGTGGTAAAGGCTGGCGGCTTGATGTTGTCGGCGTTGATCTTCGCGGCGGCGAGGTTGTTGGCAAACGCTGCCGCCTGCTCCTCGCCCATGCCGGAGGCGATAGCTTTCTTCCAAGCGTCGAGCCATTCCTTTTTCTTGGTAAGGTATTCGATTTCCTCCTTGTTCCCGGTGCCTTTGGCTTCGGCGAGTTCCAACTCTACTTGCAGGGTGGCTTGAGCTTGCGCTGTGCGCTCGGCTTCTTTGGCCGCGATCTCAGCTTGCTTGGCAGCGACTTCTGCGGCCCTCTCGGCATGCTTGCCGTATGTATCGACCAGCGTTTTTGAAAGCTGATCTTGCACGGAGAGCTGTTCATTCAAACCGCCAAGGGATTGGCTTTGCTCCTCGGTTTTGCCCACAAGGGATTCGCCGAGCGACAGATTGCTGGAGAGCAGTTCTTGGTTGCCGGTGACCTGCTCGTTGACGCCTGCCCAGGCTGAAGCCACACCGTCAAGTTGAGGTGCAAACTCTGCGTTAAGTGAAAATGAGGAAGCGATACTCTCGCCTGTGGCATCGGCTTGCCTCCCGAGCGCGCCGACCTTGCCAGTGGCCGTGCTGGAGGCTGTGCCAACTTCGCCGATTTTCCCTGCCGCCGCCGTAGCGGCATCTCCTGCATTATCGATGCCTTGGGCTGCGGAGTCTTGGCTTGCGCGCAAATCTTTGCCACGGCTAGCAAGCGTCTCCATGAGGAATCCAAATGGAGTGAACTTATTAAAAGAATCGGCCATCATTTTATTGAAGCCATCGAGCGATGTCGTGACTCCACGGTATGCGGTGCCGAGGATGCCGGTGTCATTGGCCGCTTTGGTATTCGCATCTCCAAGGTCGCCCAAAATGTCAATGGCTCCGCGTGTGGCGTCTGTGAGATTAACCAAGATGGGAGTCAGATATTCCCCCACCCTCTGGCCAAGCCCGGCAGCGTCCACCTTCTCCATGCTGGAGCCGAGGTCGTCCACGGCAGGGATGACCTCGGATAAAACGCCTGCCGCAAATGCGGCCATCTTGCCTTTCACTGCGTCGATTTTTTCACCGGCAGCGTCAAAGGTTGCGGCATTGTCATCCATGACCTGCTCCATGGAACCGACCTTTTCCCTGGCATCGTCAAGCGCCGGGGAGAAATCCGTAAGGAGCGGCAGGAGCTTTCCGCCGAGCTTGTCGCCGAAGACATCCGAAGCCGTCGCAGCGCGCTGTGTGGGGTCGTCGATCGCGGCGATCTTGTCTGCAAAAATCTGCATCTGCTCGGTGGGCGTTTTCCCTTGAAGCTCGGTCATGGAAATACCGAGGCGCTTCATGGTGTCGACCTGCTTGTCGCCGCCATTGGCCGCATCCTGCATGAAATTTTGAAGCTTATTGATTGAGGTGCCAACCGTCTCTGCGCCGAGACCGGCATTTTTGAAGGCAGTCTCCAGCACGAGTAATTTGCCTGCCGATTCCCCTGTGCGGGCGCTGAGTTCGCTCAGGCGTCCGCCAAGATCAAGTGCATCTCCAAAGCCCTGCACCACTGCTTGAGCACCTGTAAATGCAAGATCCACCGCTTTGTTGAACCCAGCGGCGGCGATGTTGCCGACAGACACGGCACCGGCCATTTTGGTAAATGATTCGTCAAAGAAACCTCCGAGACCGCTGGCTTTAGCGCCCACGCCTTCCAATTCCTTGCTGAGGTTGTCGACCTTAGGGGCAGCCCCAGCAGCTTCGTCGCCCATTTCCTTGAGCTTCTTCTCAAGCCCCTCCACCTGACCCATCCGGCGCATGGTTTTTTCCAGCTCGTTAAATGAAAGGTCGCCGCTTTTGACCTTGGCTTCCATGCTGGCAAGCTCGGCCTGCACGGTCTTGAGTGTGGCTTCCAGCCCGGCGTCGGATGCGCCGATTTTTACTTCGAGGGTGTCGCTCATGACATTTTCAAGCCGGGATATTTGGCGGCAATGGTTTCGATGGATTTAAAGACGCCTGTTTTTAGGTTCTCTTTGAAAAACTTCTCGCGGCCATTCATGGCCTTACGGATGGCGTCGTAGACGCTGGATGAGTAGGTGCGGGAGTTTTGAAGAGTGATGGAAAAATCCGATCCTTCTCGGTTTTCCCGTGCTTTGGCGTCCTCGGGATAGTCGCCGTTTTTCGTGGTGGCTGCGGCGACATAGCCTGGCACATCGATGTCGAAGCCGAGGCGCTCGGCGAGTTGCTTCCAGCTTTTCTTGGAAAGGCCGCGTGCCTCTTTGCGGCGTTTGCGGGAGGCGGCGATCTGAGCCTGCACGGATGCCCAGGCATCATCGCGGAGCTTCCATCCGCGTGGAGCATTTGGGTGGCCACGCATGAGGTAGGTCTTGTTGCCCACCGTTCGCGCAAACCGGCTCTGGATGTCTGCCTCGATCTTCTGGACTTGAGCGGCGATGGTATTGCGCGCTGCGGCCTCGAGGATTTTCTGAGTCTCGCTCTTCACCACCTGCTCGTAGGTAACTCCTGCGGCCTTTGCGATTTCGTCAAAGGCGCGCATGAGTCCTAAATTTGCAACAGTGAGTGAAAGTCCTCGGTTCATCGGTTTTTTATTTTCTCAAGGGCAGCGTCTAATTCAGCCACGGAGTCAAAAACGGACTGCGAGTTGTTTCGCGCCCAGTATTTTTTCTGCCCATTTGCCCAGGCTTCGGCGTGTAGGAGTTGCAACCCTGCCGAGAATGGCAGTTCTTCAACGATCTCTCTGAAGCCCCAGCCGGTAATCTTGGCAAGTCGGTAGACATAGCCTGCGAGCCAGTTGGGGCCATTTAGTTTCCCGCTGCGGTGCCTTGCGAGTGGGTAGAGGCGGACATGTAAAGCTCGAAGGCTTCATCCATCGCCTTTGAGAGCGTCTGCACATCGTCGCGGTGCAGGATGTTTTTCTCGATCCACTGATCCACGGTGATCATGAAGGCGTCGTTATCGTTCACCACGCTGCGCACCTTGGGAATCGGTTCGCTGTGGAGGAACATAAAGGCAGCGCATTTCCATATAAGGTCGCGGCCTTCGCCGAAGAATTTGTTGCGCTGCATCCACGAGAGCGTGAGTGCGGAGATCGGGCGGAGTTCGCGGCCTGCGACCTGCTTGGGGCCGTCCTCCATGCCTTTGATGCGGAGGATTTCGTCGTCCGTGGTGAGTTCGTCTTGGTCTGTATTTTTGGGTTTTTGTTTCATAGGAATTTTGCAAAGCGTTTTTTATCTTCGTCGGTGGCGTGCTCAGAGATGGCGATGGTCTTGCCGTTGCGCTCGATCACGCACATGCGCGGCGTGCGCTTCACGACACCCACCAGCTCGTCGCGGTTCATCAGGGCGGCGCGCATGTAGGCCACCGGGTGCTCGGGGTTCTTCTCACAAAAGTCGTCGCCCTCGACGGTCATCCAGCGGTTCACCTGGTCGGCAGTCTGGCCTGTGGTGGGATGCAAGGCGTGGAACCAGAAGACCGTGCTTTCGTTGCCATTCTGGCGAGCGACGCGGGTCACTGGGGCGGCGTCGTTTTCAAAATTAAAACCGAGCGCCGTGAGGACTGACGCGACCTTGAGGTTCTGCGTCGAAAAAAGTTGGAGTATCTGTTTGCTCATTATTTCTGGCCGGTTCGCCCGGTGGGCCTGCCGGGGAGCCGCTACGCGGCTGCCCCGGCGAGGAGGTGAGGAATTAGGCAGCGGTCATCGTGGTGCCGTAGTGGCGAGCGGTGAGGCTCATCGACTCGAACTGCTCGGCAGCAAAGGTCGTGTCGAGGCCAGTGACGATGGTCGTGCCGCCGGAGGGGAGACCTGCGCCGGAGATCGAGAGCGTGCCGCCCACGGTGGCCGCGAAGGTGCCGGTGCGCATGCCTTCAATCGAAATTTCGGTGACTGGTTCCGATGCGGCAACGGCAACCACACTGCCCTGGTCATCCTTGACCTCGGAGAGCGATGTGGACTCACTTTTGGTGAGGCCGGTGACGATGAGGCCAGACACATCGGGAGTGCCGAAGGTGGCCGAGGAAACTGCGGATGAGCGGTAAATTGATGCTGCCATAGGTGTTTGGGTTCACCGACTGGCGGGTGTCAAATTTGCGTCAGCCCGAGGACGATTTCCGAGGAGGTCAGCCACCGCTCGTTTGCGGTGGATTGGGAAAAAGAATTGAGCACGGCACCGGCGAGGTGGAGCGATGGCGGCAGGAAATCGACAAGTGCGGACGGGTCCAAAATCTCAGCCTTCAGAGCGTCCGAGAGTGCCTGATGTGTCGGCAAGGATTCTTCAATCACGCATGGCGTGGAGATGACGATCTGGGCCGTGACCTTGTAGAGACCAAGCGCCACCGGCTCGACGGTCTCGCAGGCGCAGAATACAACGGGCGCATCGCCTGGGATGGTCTCGGCGGATTGGCCGGTGAAGATCGCGGAGTCGGCGAACGAGACGGTTGAGAGGAGCCACTCGCGGAGGGATGTTTCGATGGAGGCGTTCATAGTGAGGAGCCGGGGACGATGGTTGCGACGAACTCGAAGGGCGTGCCGGTCTGCTCGCGCACGGTGGCCACGGTGTAAGTCTTGCCATCCACCAGAAGTTGCTCGCCACGACGGGGAGCGGATTGCAGGGCGGAGGCCAGAAAGCGCGCGGTGAACTCGCCGCCTTGCCGCAGGCCGCCGGTCTCCAGATCAAGGCCGATGGCGATGGCCGAGAGGCCGACGCGGATGGTCTGTCCGCGAAATGTGGCGGGCTTGCCGAGGAGCGTGTTTCGCGCGGTGGCGGCGAGGTTTTCGAGGTGGTCTTTTTGCGCGGGCGACATGCCTGTGCGGATGTGTCAAAAGCAGAACGCCCGACCGGGAAAGGCTTCCGGCCGGGCGTTTGCGGGCTTGGTGTGCGGGAATTACGCGATGTCGATGATCGCCATGGTGCCGCCGGTGACGCCTTTGGCTGCGCCGAACATGAGCTCGAGCGAGGCGTTGACCTGGCGGTTGGCTGTCGATCCCCAGACATTGTATTGGACCGAGAGGCCGAGGCCGTCGAGGGTCACGATTTCGGAGATGGCGAACTGGCTGCGCACGGCGTCGTCGATCGCCGGAGCGGCGGCGGCCATGGCCACAGCGTCGGGCGAGCAAGCGAAGCCTGCCATGCCGGGTTCACCGGAGAACACATTGGCGTAGTAGATGCCAGCGTCGAAGCCGTATGCCCCTGCGGAGAGCGGGAGGCTCTGGGTGCTGGTGGGCAGGAGTTGGCTGTAGAGCGATGGGCTCAAAACAAGGCCTTTGCGTTCGCTCTTCGACAGGGCGGCCCAGAGGGCTTTGAGGTTCGCGAAGTTTGTGCCGGTGAGGTCCGCCGTGGTGACAGCGGCTGCGCCGAAGTTTGCCACAGTGATCGGAGTTGTCGCAACGGCCCAGATCTTATCGGCGAGGGCGTTGATGTTGCTGATGATGAGGCGATCGAGGCGGTGGCCTTGAGCCAGCTCAGCAGCGGTGATGGCAAAAGATTGGAAGTAGTGGTCGAGTGTAACTGTGATCTTGCCAACGGTGTTGCCACCGCCTGGCTCGAAGTTGGTTGGGTTTGTGAGGGTGGACGCTGCGGCTGTGACGAGCGGCACTTGGACGGTGTCCTTTGCGATCTTAACATCGCTGGAGAAATCCGAAGCGAAGATATTGAGAGGCGCGAGGCGGTTGGCGAGGACGTTTTTGGTTTGCTGAGCGATGGAGTCAGCAACCAGTGAGCTGTCGAATGAATTAGGCATTTTGGTGGTGTTGGGTTGTTGGTTGGGTTCTCCTTGGCTCAGGCCTTGGAAATTTTATTGCGGTGCTGCCAGATGGCGGCCTTGTGCTTTTCGAAAAGGGATGCGGCTTTTTTGCGGTCGCCGGACTCGACGGCGGCGATGTATTCGGCCACGGGATCGGCGGCCTCAGGCGAGGCGTTCTCGATCACGGGGACGACGCGGGCGGCGGCGAGGCCGAGGCTGGCCTCGAGGCGGGCGAGGGCTTCGCGTTCGCGGGAGAGTTGGCCCTTGGCGGCGACGAGCTCGGCGCGGAGCGAGTCGCGCTCGGCGGAGATGGCGTTGTATTTTGCCAGGATGGAGTCGGCAGCGGCGATGGCCACGGGCGTGGCAGGCTCTTCGATGACGGGCTCTTCGACATCAGCCACGACTTCAGGCTGGGGCTCAGGAGCGGATTCGCTCACGACGGTGGCCTCAGGGGTCTCAGTGACCTCTGGCTCGGCAGCGGGTTGGGTTTCGGCTTCGATTTGCATACGCGAAGCGGAGGCTGTCAAATTGGCCGGTGGGTTCTTGAACCGGGCGAGGCGGGTAAATTTGTTCGCTGTGGCGGCGATGGCCATGCCGTCGGTGACTTCGTCAATGAATCCGGCGGCTTGGGCTTCGGCGGCGGTGAACCATGTCTCGGCATCCATCCACTCGGTGATCTGCTCGGCGGATTGGCCGGACTTGGCGGCGTAGGCGTTCACCATGTTGAGCCGGATCTTGTCGAGGAGCTCGGCTTGGTCGCGCAGCTCGGCGGCGTCTCCCATGGCCATGCCCCAGGGGTTGTGAATCATGTAGAAACCGTTCTCGGCCATTTTCACCGGAGCCCCGGAAAGGCTGATGACGGTGGCCATACTGGCAGCAAGGCCCTCGATCTGGACCTCTACATTGCCACGGCGCTGGAGCGCATTTGCGATGGCGTTGCCGTCGAAGACTTCTCCGCCGGGAGAGTGGATGCGGAGCAGGATGGAGTGGTCGGCAGGGACGCGCTGGAGGTCGGAGATAAATTGTTTGGCGCTGACGCCCCACATACCGATCTCGTCGAAAATGGAGATTTCGGTTTGCTTGAGCTCGGCTTTCGGAGAAATGGCATACCAGGTGTTCACGCCTCCGGTGGCATGTCAAAAGGCGGCGCTGGATTTTCCGAAGAAAAAGGAGTCTTTGCCGAAGCGGTGCTTGGCGAGCAGATACCGGCGCTGGATCTCGCGGCGTTCCTCGGTTTGAGCCCAGAAGTAGGCCTCGGCACGATACAGATCGGCGCGCAGCCGCGCGCACCACGCCTGCTCTTTGATTTCCAGACAGCCTGCCGTATCGGCGAGGTGGATGGACTTTCGTGCGCGTGTCCTACGCTTTTGCATGGCGCTGCTGCCGGATGTAGTCGGCGAGGTTCAGTTGAACTGGCGGCTCTGCCTTTGGCTGAGGAGCGGGCGGCACGCTGTGGAGCGGCCGCCCGAGCTTTGCGCGCTGGGCGTTCAGAAACGGCAGGTGCTCAGGGTTGGGCTTGAGTGCGGGCGGTTTCATGCGAGGGGAAGACATCGGCGGGGTTGAGGCCAAGGGCGGCGCACTTCTCCTGGCGGCGGATATAGGCGCGGAGGATGTCGTCTTCCTCAGCCTCGGCGTCGAGGCCGTGGAGGTTGCAGTAGCGCTCCCAAGACATGTAGCCGGAGTCGAGGAGCTGGGCGTAGAGGCGGCCGTCGCGGCCATTATCGACCGTGATTTTTCGAGGCGTGACCCAGTCGTGCCTCCACCAATCTTCGCCAGGGTAAGGGAGGCGACCGGCTTGGATTTCCTGCCAGAGCCAGTATTTCCACAGCGGGCGGCAGAATTGATCCACGAGCATTTGCTGGAGCCGCTCGAGGAAATTTTGCGCGACCTCGAGGAGGCCGCGAAACTCGGTGCCTGCGGTGCCGACGAAGACCATGAGAGCCTCGGGTGGCAGGCCGATGCCTCGGGCGATCTCGCCCATGAGCTGCCGGATGAATGGCTCGAAGGCTTGGCCGGGGTGCTCGTTTTTGAAGCTCTGGATGGATTCGCCAGGACGGAGCTTGGGGATAAGCGTCCCGTTGTAGAGGGTCTCGGTGGTGATGTCCTGCGGCACAGCGTCGCCGCTTTGCAGGCTGGAGAGACCGCCACCGAGGCGCACGGCTTCGTTGCTGGTGATGGCGAAGGCGATCTGGCTTGCGGCTTTGGCGGAGCCTTTCGTGTAGGCCATGAACTCGCTGAGGTCTTGGCAATTTATGATGGCATTATGCAGCCAGGAGATGCCGCGCGGGTAGCCTGCCCGGCGGACATGCCGGAAGTGGAGGATGTCGGAGGCTGGGACATCCTGGTATTTCCCGGCGGACCGGTCGGTGATGACGCGGTAGGAGACGGGCGCGCCGAAGCGGTCGAGGAGCACGCCGTCGAAAGCGCGGTCGCTGGAGTCGGCCGTGGAGCCTACGGCCTCGCCTCCGATGAATCGCACACGGGTGCCGCCGCCTTGAGTTTGCAGGAACTGGCCGAAGAAGTCTCCATCCACGGCGACCTGCCGGAGGATGAGGGACTGCGCGCCGTAGAAATTGACCTGAGCAGCGGCATCGAATGCCCACGCCTCAGCGCAGGCGCGGTCCTCGAAATGCCGCTCAGCGCGGCGGTTCCATGCGGCGTCGGCAGTGCGGGCCTGCGGCACGATGCCGGTGCCGACGGCGCGCTGGGCGAGGTGCTCGATGATGTAGGCGGCGATGCCGACATTATTGTAGAGCCAGCGGGATTTTTTGAGCAGATCGATGCGGGTCTGCGGTGGGGCCTCGCGCTGAGGATCCACGGTGTTGAGAAAGATGAGGCCGCGATTACGCGAGAACTCGGCGGCTTCGTAAGCGGCGGCCTTGGGCCTACCTGCACCCGGGCGGGCTCCGCCTCGGTTTGATTTTTTTGAATTTTGTTTGATTTGCGGCACGCCCGCTGCGGCGTGTCAAACAGGCGAGGCGTAGAGGGAGCGGTCCACCACGGCGCACAGGGAGCGCGCCGAGTTGCCTTCGGCATAGACCTCCATGATCACGGCGAGGCGTGCGGTCTTGGGAAGGTCGCTGACCTGCGCGCCGGTGCCGGTGCCATCTCCCGAGAGGCTGGTGATGATGGTCTCCTCGATGCCGGACTCAACGGCGGCGGCCATGGTGAGAAGCTCAGCCTTCGATTTGCCGAGGGCTTTAAGATAGGCCTTGTAGCCTGCGCGGGCGGTATCGGATGCGGTCACGCCGGAGGCGGAGTGTCAAAGGGTGGATTGACCACGGAGGACACGGAGGTGGCCGGGTTAACTCGGCATTATCGGTAAGGGCGTTTAAAAGCGCACCGACCTCATCCGCCGACCATATAAATTAAAACCCTACTCCCAAGCGTCCTTGAGCCTCATCTGTCGATTCAGACTGTCAAGTTGCGCATGGCGAGCCAGAGGCGTGACGGGTGATGCTACTACGGGAGAGTCAAATGTGGAACACAAGCGCGGCGGGCAGATACCTTTTCCCTGACGTCAGGAAAATGGTTTTTTTTATTTCAGGACCCACCACGCGACTCCGTGGAGTTTCGAGCAGTCGCCGTAGTGATCTTCGGGGACTTTTTTCCAGAAGAAGGGAGCTAGGCGGGAGTTTTTGTTTTGAAGGAGTTGTTGGCCACTGTGGCCTGAGACGAAGTCTTGGCCGATGTCGGCAGGGAGATGGAGCGGTGGGGGCATCTTTTTATTGATGCGCTCGAGGTAGAGCTCGAGCTTCGCGGTGTGGTCGATGTAGGTGACGAGGCGCAGGCCAGGGTAGCCGTTGATGGCGGATTGGTTCCATGTGCCGAAGGCTGCGGTGGAGCCTTTGGATGGGATGAACAGGCCGCCGCTGCGGGAGCAGATGGAGTAAACACGCTCGGCACTCCAGCCGGAGTCGATGAGGCCGAAGCGGGGGGTGAAGATTTTTTCGCCAAAGGCGTAGCGGCGAGCCTCGAGGAACGCTGGCGAGATGAGGTCCTCGATGGCGAGGACGGTGCCGTAATCGATGACCCACGACTCACCGCTCTGGATCCGGGCCTCGACGGTCCAGTGGGTCTGGCGTTCGCCGGGGTCGGCGCAGAGGGTGAGCACGAGTGGCTCGACGGGGAGCTCGCGCAGTCGGTAGTACGGCGAGCGAAGGGCGAGGATGGCATCGTCCTTGACGGTGGCGGCACGGTTTTCCCACGGGATACCGAGGAAGTTATTGTGGAAATCGTGGAGGCCGCCGGGGGTTTCTTTTTTTTGGAGGAAGATGCGGGCGAGGTCGCCCCAGGAGAGCTGCGGGGAATAAAGCGCGGAGATGTGGCAGGAGATGTGGTCGGCGTGGGCGCGGGGATTTGAGGCGACCCACTCGCCACGGCGGATGATGTCGCTCTGCATGGACTGAGGCCAGCGGGCTTCGCATGACTCGCAGGCATAGGTGGTGTCGCGCTCGACCCCGGCGAGATCCCATTGGGCGGCGAGATCGCGGTGGTGCTCGGGCCACTTGAGTTGCTCGAAGCGCAGGGCTTGTGCGTGGCCACACTCGGGACATGGAACATGGAAGCGGTGCTGGCTCCCGGCGAGGAATTGCTGCCAGATCGCGCCGGTCTCCACGGTAGGTGTGGAGGTGAGGCAGGCCTTCGAGACGCGCCGGTAGAAATTGAGGCGAGCCATGGCAAGCTCGAGCGCTGGGGCCTCGAGGGATGAGTCGTCTGGCCATTTGTCGACCTCATCGGCGAAAAGGTAGCGGATTGCGCGACTTGCCAAATTACCCTCGGAACAGGCACCGACGAGCTTGATCGTGCAGGTGGAGAAGTGCATCTCGGTCTTGCGGAAGTCGTCGTCGTTTGAAGGGAGCAGGTGCTTGATCGCCTGGCAGGAGCGGAGGCGCGGATGGAGTTCGCGCTCGGACCACGACTTTGCGTTTTCGTTGGTGCTGGTCACATACAAGATCGGGCCGGGGTCTTCCGAGATCGCCCACATGAGGCAGTTCGCCAACCAGGTGGTTCCTCCGACCTGAGCGGACTTCACAAAAGTGAGCTGACGGATTTTCGGATCCGAGAACCACAAGTGGAGCTGCCGGAGATAAGGCGTGTAGTCGGCATCGTAGCGACCAGGTCGTGGCGAGAAGCGCTTGTCGAGAGTGACATTCTCCTGAGCCCACTCCAAAGCGGTCGGCCGGCGACCGGGGTCCCAGATCCGGTCGAGCTGCTCTTGGAGCTCTTCAAGAAGCGAGGGCATCGAGTCTTATGTCCTTCGCCGCGCGCATGATCTCATCGGTCTCGGCGCGGACCTTTGAGGCAATGTCATCGCCCACCTGCGGCAGCAGGGAGAGCAGCCGGTCGGGTAAATTTGTGACGGCAGCCGCGATGGCTGCCGAGTATTGAATGACGAGCTGGATAGCAACCTTGCGAGGCACCATGTCTCCAGACTCCCGCTGGATCGAGGGCGCGTCCTTTTCTAACCGGCGCAACGCCTCGGCATGCTGGAGCCACATGCGCCTGAGCGCCATCTCCGCATCCAGGTCGCCGGTGAGCTTGGCAAGTTCCGCCCGCTCCCGCAGGTCGGCCGTGGCCTCCTTCATCTTCCGCACCTGGTTATCGAGCGCCAATTCCTCATCAGTCCACTCCCTTACCGGACCGGCCGCCGCCTGAGCCGGTGCCGCTGCCCCCATCGGCACCATCCCGGCGACCGCCCGGTCAGCCAGAAATCCATTCCATCGCGGATCCGCCGAGTCGCGCCACTTGCGCACGGCACGAGTTGTCACGCCGTGCTTGGCCGCACATGCCTTGATGAGGTCCGCTTGTTCCCTTCCGTGACGCATAGGTGTTTACGGAACGACGAAT